GAAACGAAAAATTATGAATAAACCACAATCATTTATTGATAAGAATAGAGCCGACACTCTCTTAGAGAAGTGGGCTCCTGTTCTAGATTATTCATCTGATAGCGTTAAGTCCATCGAAGACGATACAACTCGCCTAAATACTGCAATTCTTCTTGAAAACCAAGAGAAGTGGTGTATTGAGGAAGCTAATCAAGCCGGTAACGGCGGTTCGTTCGGTAGTGGCCCGTCTGTTGGTGGGGTCTATGGCCCTCCAGCTAACTTAAACTCCAACGATAACTCATATGCTCCTGGCGATGCACGTTTACCGAAGGTACTTATCCCTATGATTCGTCGTACGTTCCCCGAACTCATCTCCAACGATATCGTTGGAGTTCAACCTATGTCTGGTCCAGTTGGTCTTGCATTTGCTCTTCGCTATGCATACCAAGGTAATCCACTTGGAGGTGGCATCGATGGTGGTGCTGACGGTGGTGGCGCTGGTGGTCTTAGTCCAGCAGTTTACCCTGAAGGTGCTAATGGTCTTAACGTTACTACTGGAGCACTTAGCTCTGAGCTCGGTTATCAACTACTTGATACACGCTTTACTGGTACGTCTTCAACCGCTCTAAGCGGTGATACAGACGTATTTCTTTACAATGCGCAAGACAAGGGTGTTGCTAATATTCTCAAGAACTTTGAGATTACTGGTAATATTCCACAAGTTGAAGTTAAATTCGAAAAAACAGCCGTTGAAGCTGGTACCCGTAGATTAGGTGCTCGCTGGTCTGTCGAATTGGAACAAGACCTCAAGAACATGAACGGTATCGATGTCGATGCTGAGATCACAAATGCTATGTCATATGAGATCCAAGCAGAGATTGACCGTGAAATGCTCATGAGAATGATACAAGCTGCTCTTGGCGCCGGTTCCGGTGCTGGGTATACTGTTTGGTCACCTGCTTCTGCAGATGGTCGCTGGCTTGTTGAACGTAATCGTGATTTCTATCAGAAACTAATCATTGAGGCCAATCGTATTGCTGTACGTAACAGACGTGGTGCTGCTAACTTTGTTGTAGCTACTCCACGTGTTTGCGCTATCTTAGAGATGCTCCCTGAATTCCAGTGGGTACCTGTACAAGGTGACGTCAACACACAACCTGTTGGTATTGCTAAGATTGGTTCGCTCGGTGGCAGGTTTAGCGTTTACCGTGATACCCGTACTGAAGTTGGTTACAACTCCGGTTACGATCAGTCTGGTAGCTACACAGGTGGCACAGATGGTGTTGAGTATGCTCTCCTTGGTTACAAGGGTCCAGAGTTTTACGATACTGGTATCATTTACTGTCCTTACATTCCAGTTATGGTTCAGAGAACAATTGGTCCAAATGATTTCTCACCACGCGTCGGGTTACTAACTCGTTACGGTGTTGTTGATAATATCTTTGGTGCTAATCTCTACTACCATGTTGTTATTGTTCAGGGACTTGGTACTGCGTTTACTCCAGCTTCACAATCAGTATACTTCTAATAGAAGCATCGCTGATTCAAGCAGCAGTCGCAAGACAATCACTAAGCAGCAGAGCGAAAGCTCTGCTGCTTTTTTTTGTTAAACACTTGTAAAAATATATAATCTATACATAAATAACTATATGGCTGATTATAATGATATTAATAAATCTTTCGATTCTGGGTTATATGGCACTAGATCTACTGGAGCAGCATCTCTAGATACTGCGCTTGAAAATGCATTTGGTACCCCGCACCCTATCAACAATACTGCATCAAACTCTGAAGTAACTTCTACTGGTAGAGGTGGAGAATTTTCATTGAGTGCTGCAAACAACTCAATGTCACTACTCTCATCTTCTAGTCATCACACTTTTGAAAATGACAAGGTTATAGGTCTGTTGTATAACTACGTGCCGGCAGCAACTGGTGCTCATATAATGACTCATCATTTAGAAGACCCTGTTACTGGTGGAGGTAATGCAGGTGTTGCTAAGCATGCTGCAGCGACAATTAAATTTGCTGGTAATTACTTTAACGGTGCTTTAGATGGTAAGCATAGAAAAATAGCACTTATTACTGCTAGAGGTAATACAATTACTTACACAATTAACAAGCATGAAACTCAACACGGTAGACATTGCTTCACTGCAACCGGTTCAGGTGGACCAGATTTCACTGACGGTAATCTTAATGAATTTGGAGACGCTGGTGCAGTTGGACCTAACATCCGTAGACTAGTAGCATTAGGTTACCGGTAAGTTCACACACATTTGCAATAATAGCATATACTTATAAGTATGTGTAGTTATGTCAATTACTATTCAATTAAACACTTCAGAAGACCGCCCGGAGGCTAGCCTTGTCTTGGAATGCCTTGAGGCAGCTATTAAAGATAAAGGATCAGGTATTGCTCGATTAGCAATCCCTATCCAAGATAAAATCATTACAGCTATTAACCAGCCTAGTGACAATCAGTTAAATTTATCTGATCTTGGAAATTCTGAATAATATAAACGTTTAAATAAAAAGGCTAGCCTTTAAAGGCTAGCCTTTTTTGTGTTTATAGAGTGAGTGTAGTATATGTCTTTAAAACGTTGAGAGCTTTAAGGCTCTACAGAGAGCATAAAGATTTACTACTAAATTAAACGATGCTTAATCGACTTAAGATTGACTTGCAACCCATGCTTGTAAAGGTTCTACAGCTGCAATAATAGCAGTCATAGCGGCTGCCGCTTCCGGGACTTCAGCAATTGCTTTAGGTAGATCATCTACGCGTAGTTGTTGATCATTACCGGTATCGATAATATCTCCTGTATCTGGATCGTAATATTCAAATATTAAATTAGCACGACCTTCGGTTTCATTTGGCATTCTGATTGTAATGTTCTTTATCCACAAATACGCTAGCGTTTGACCGGGTTCTGCTGGCTTCGGAGGGATAACTAATGGATTGTCTGCTGGAATTGGCATATTAATATTTATGCTTTATACATAATTTATCACGCGTTGTAAATATAAGAAGTGTCTTAAATTTATTAAACTGCACTAAAATCTACTAATGTTGCAGTCTTTGTAGCGCCACCAGCGGTAATCTTAATCAGAATATCACCATCGTCTCCAGTACCACTTCCATTACTTTGCCATATGGTATGTTAACCTTCAGCAGGATCTGCAGGATCTGTTCCTAACTCTGCTCCACCATAACCACCATACCACCTATTTAGTATAATAGAAGAATTACCAAGTTGCGCTGTATTAGCACCATTTGACTCAGCATTATCACCAATAACGATCTGATTGGTTGCACCTTGAACTCCTTTTGATCTTTGTCCTATAAATATCGAATCTTCAGGGGTTGTGAGACTTGTTGTACCACCGGTCTGATAACGACCAGCATTAACACCAATAGCAATGTTGAAACTTGTAGTAACTACACCATACATAGCATTATAGCCGATACCTATATTATAATTGCCTTGATTAGTTCTAAGAGCTTGATAACCAATACCAACAGCATAATCACCAGAATTATCTCGCATCGCCTCCTGCCCGATACCAATATTACTAGTACCATTATTATTTCGCATTGTAAAGGCGCCTATACCGATATTATAATTACCGGTATTATTATAAGCTCCAAAATGACCGAAACCTACGTTATAATCACCAGCATTACTATAAAGGGATGCATTACCAGCCGCTGTATTTAAGTCACCGGCGTTATCATAAAGTGAAAGACGACCACTACCTACGTTATAATCACCAGCATTACTATAAAGAGCTTGATAACCACTACCTACATTATAATCACCAGCATTCAAACGCGTTGCTTCAGATCCAATACCAATGTTATAATCACCAGCATTATTCCTAAGTGAACTAGTACCTACACCGAAATTTTGTGTACCAGCATTACTAGCTAGTGAAAGTTGACCTATACCGACATTATTATCGCCAGTATTATCCTTAGCAACTTGACGACCTATACCAACATTATTACTGCCGGCGTTCCGCTCGTACGTTTCCT